TCGCTGTACCTGTTGTAGACACTAAATTATCATCCACACCTTGCGGTTCAAAAAATTTCGATTTTACAAACGATACGTTTGGCATAATTAATTCTCCTAATCTTCTAAGCTCCCGAAGGAGCTTAGAATAATTTTTTTATTACAGTTCAGTAGCTGCTGTTCTCTCTTTGCCTGCAACTAAATAGTCAACAGACATAGTTTTTGCTACAGCTTCTTCATTGTGTATAGTGAATGATAAAGCAATTTCTTCATCATTAGGTGCATTTGTATTAACACTAGTGCCCGCTAACACGTTGTCTTTATAGATATAGAATTTACGATCCTTTGTAGAATAGTAATATCCAAGAGTAGTCCAAGTGTCATCAGCCATTGTACCTGCTGAAGTAGTTGTTGCAGTGCTATCCTTGTTTACTACTAAACTTACAGTAGTTGAACCATCTGATTTCAGAAAGTAAATACCATCTGTAATCGCAGCAACGGGAGTTGTATCCGTAATATGAAGTCCTACTATCATGTCTGATTGTGTAGCCCCATTTACTTTAACTCTGCATTTAAAGAAAAAATCTTTAGATGCATCAAACAAATACGATTCGTACACGGCTCCAGACCCACCTGCCCACTGTAAAGAATCAAAGTCATCGTCTGCAGCTGCATTGGTTAAAAGAAGAACTCCTCCATCCGCACTTGTTAGTGCTTCAGTAGCAGATCCTGCTCCAGTTTCAGCTGTAGTAATGACCCAATCTCCAGCAGTATATTTATCAAAATCAAGAGTTTGAGTATGAAACTTAATTGGATCAGGTAGTTTTAATTTACCACCAGAACCAGTAGCCGTTACATTTGTAACGCCCGATGTAAAATGTGTTGTCATATAATCAGCGCCTCCTAGCGCCAGTCATTCTTTCTAAGCAAAAAACGACCAATTTATGTTTTAATTAATCTTAGTGATTAAAATATATATGAAATTTGCGTATAGCGCAAGGTATCCTTGGGAAAAAAATTGATTTTTGATAGCGCTTAAGTGGCTATCGAAACTTCGGGCTTGGCGTCTTGAATGTGTTCAAGGCGAGTTGCTTCTTCAAACTCTTGTGCAACCATTTCTTTAACAATCTCCTGAATTTTTTTGTCGATATATCCCATATGTATATTATATCTGCCCTCCTTCAGGTGCTCTTGATGCCATTCGAGTTCCAAGGACCGTTTCATAGTGTATAGGTCTTGAGTCATTTATAACCTCCTCATAGGTTATCCATTTCCTCCTGGATGAATCGCTAAATCCATCTTTTTCCCACTTTACATCTTTTTGTCCTACTTTGTCAAGTATTGCTTTCTCAATAGCTATAGCATTATCCTCTGCTGATATTTGAAAATCAGCAGCATAATCATAAGCTCTAATTTGAATTCTAAATTTTTTCATGTTCTCACCTTACATTCTTACTTTATATGTGAAATGAGGCGACTTTAAGGCCGCCTCATTAATTTAGTTATTACGCACCTTCAACGCCGAAGATACCTCTATAGTCGGATACTCCAAATGAGTATCTTTCTCTAGCTTTGTATCTAACGTTGCCAGTATCGAAATCACCTTCCATAGCAGTTTTTAAAGCTGCTCTTTGGAACATTTTCATACCGTTAGGCACATCCGTAACAATATACCAACTGTCAGTTTCAGTTAAGAAATTGTTCACTCTATATCCTAGAGGAACCATTCCCATTGATGCTACAGCATTGATATCATTATCTGCTGTTCCAGTTCTGCCTTGAGATTTCATCAATCTTTCAGCATTGAACTGATTAGCTGAAGGGATAACCATTTTCACCCCTCTAGCTGCCACTCTCAATCCACGTTCATCAGTCATTCCAGCAATGTCGATTAGACCTTGCTCTAGTGATGTTTCGTTTAAGTCTGCTTGCGTAGTTAAAGTATTTTTAACCGCTGTTCCACTAACAGTTGTGTGGTTAGTTGAGAACAGAGAAACTGTATCACCCGCTTTAAATGTTGCCACTGAGGACAAACCATTATTCAAAGGTGCTGCAGCTTTTACTTGTTTCGCATTAGACATAGATCTTGCTAAAGCTTTTGTGTATCTAGAAGCAATTCTATCGTAGAGATTATCTTCGATAGCTTCTTCTGTGATTGCAAATGCTAAAGCAATTGTGTCATGAGTATAACGTGCAGTGTAAGTTTCTTGAGCTTGATCAAATGATACGCCAGAACCTTCCACTTTTACTTGTGCGTTAGCGAATCCAGATAACATAACTTCCTCTTCGAAAGCTCTGTCACTTGATTCGGTTGTATAAATCTCAGCATGCTGATTTTCATACCTCTTGTATTCCAGGCCGAATAGTGCATTCAAACCTGGCTCTAGTTCTTTAACTAGTTGTGTTCTTGATATAGCCATATTTTATTCCTATTCAGTATTAACTTCCAGAACTATCAATGTACTGGTTTAAGTTTTGGATTACAACGACGGTACAATAAGCTGCTGTTAAATCACTATTTTCTGGATCTTCCGCGCTTCTAATCAATCTCCATGTATCGTCAGTAGCGTGAGTGTCACCAATATCTAGTGTAGTGTTCGATCTTCCAGTTGTTGTACTTCCACCTGTGTTCACATCAAATGTGTCAAGATAGATAGCATGTGCACCGACAATAGTAGTTGCTACTTCTGCATCGGTTGCGACATTGTACAATTGAAAAGGATTATCATTAACATAAGCTTTTATATCTTCACTGTTTGCTGGAGTAATTGCTCCATCATACCAGCTTGCAAACGTCGGTTTTAAAGTCGTCGCTGCATTATAAAAGACTCCGTATAGAACACCAACAGTTTCCGCAGTAGCTGCATCCTCCGCAGTGACAATGTATCCTGCAGTAACTTGTACTGCTTCGCCATTATAAGTGTCACCGCCAGTAGCTGCATCTATAAAATATTCAGACAGTCCACTAGTAGCAGGCGTGTTGCCTAACGTACCAGCTGCTATAAATCCGAATCCTGCGCTATTTCTATTAGCCATAGTTGTCTCCTTTGTCCCCGAAGGGACGGGTTAATTTAAATCGATGATAAGAAATAGTTAAAAAATTAACTTTTCTTTGTACCACCGAAGGTTACACGAGACTGCCTTTCAATATTGATCGGCATCCTCTTATCCTGCTCCTTCATAAGATCGTGTTCTATAGCTTCGTCTTGGTCTGTATGACGTCCTGTCATATAGTCTGTACGTTGCTGCGCAATCTCTTCTGGAACCTTTGCAAGCAAAAGGCCACCGACCCCTACTACCCCCTTGTATCGACCTTCGTCGACGACTGGATAGTCTGAAGCATTTTCGATTTCTTCAGCACGAACAAGTTCATATCCTTCCCTTATTCGTCCTTGGACATTTTTAGTGTCCGAAAATCCCATGATTTCAGCTCTAATCCATCTGTACCTAAATCCTTTAGGCGCAGGAGGTGCATCTAGAGATGATGGAGGAACCCACACTTTTGGTCTTTCAGATTTGGACCGTGTTTGGCTCGCACGAGGTTGTTTTGTATCTTCTTTTTTCATACGCTTATACTACTCCCATCGTGTTTTTTAATTGTTTTGCGTACTCTTCGAGTGGCACTCCTAATTTTTTCGCAATAGCGACCTGTGAAGAAGTGAGTCTCACAGTTTTGCGACCAGGCTTCACGCTTCTTTTTGCAGAAGCGACCGTCTGAACGGGCTCGGTCGTATACTTATTATCACTCTTATCAAATTTATGCGGAAAGTCAACACGAATTCTTTTATCAATTTCAGCATAGTATTCATCAGATTTAGGATCAAAACCTTCCTTGTCCACTAAATCTTTATGAATTTCGAACGCAGTAAATGTCATGGCTCGATTTTGACCAAACCATGAGTTTTTTCCAGCCCAAGCGTCAGCCTGTGGATCAGCAGGAGGGACTTGAGAAGGAGGTTGTTGAGGTTCTCTCACATCAGCAGGTGTTGCTGGTGCTTCTTCTCTTATCTCTTTGCTTTGTTCTAATCTAGCATTGTCAAATGCTAAGGTAGCGATCCGTTTGTTCGCTTCGACTTGTGCTTTAGCGTCTCCAGATTCAATGGCTCGAGCCAAATCTTTTTGGGCTGAATCCATTCCTTCCTTAACGCTTGACTCAAACCTTTTAATATAATCAGAGTCTGTTTTAACAAAACGTTTTTCCAACGTCCTACGACTATCTTCAGCTGCTCTCGCATATTCCGTAGCCGCGTCACGCTGTCTTTCAGCTTCGCGCATCTTACGAGTTAATTTTGAAATACGAGACTGAACGCCCTTACTATATTCTTCAAGTTGTTCGTCGTCTTTCTTTTGTTCTTTTTTAATTTCTCTTACTGTTTCTGTAGGTTCTTCTTCCTTGATTTCTGGCTCTGGTTCCTTTTCTGTCTCTTTCGTTTCTACGACAGATTCATCCTTGGGTTCTGCTACATCTACTTCGACCGCTGGGCCAGATGTATCAATGTCCACTTCTTTCTCGCTGGGCATTTGCTTTTCTTCAGGCATAGTTCCTCCTATGGTTAAAATTCATGCAAGAGATCCTCTGGACTCTTGATGGTTGCTAGTATTTCGTCATCATTAAGAAGACGAATTTCTCCCCCCTCAATCTTAATTCTGGATCCTGCATATCGGGCAAACATTACCCAATCTCCCTTCTTGCACCACGGACCTTGAGGATAACGTTCCTTGTCCTGGTAGCATTGTGGACCCATTGCCAAAACTAGACCGCATTGCGAAGCTACTTGTTGTCTCTCTAATGTAGCCTCCGCTAATACTAATCCACCTTTGGTTTTATCTTTCACTTTGAAAGGTAAAACTAAAAGTCGCCAGCCTGTCGGTTTGGGCAGGTTTGCGTCTTGACGCTTATATTTTTCTTCTAATGCTGGTTTATGTTTTGGGAGGTTTGATGTCGATGACTGTTCCTTCATTTTTTTGCTCCTTGTTATCCAGCAGGTTAGAGAGTTCCTGTCGTGTTGCTTCTAAAGCGTTTATCTGTCCTATTATATAATTGTATTTTTCCATGTTGTCAATACCTCCTGAAGTAACTGACAACGACAGCACTTGAAGGCGCTGTGTCATGAAACGATTGAGTTGTACAATAGCACTTTCTAAATTCATTAATCCTTTCTTAGGGTTTTATTTTATCTCCGTAAAATGTTTCCAAACTTTTATTATTAACTTTAACATCTCCCAGCTTACTATTCATATAACTACCAATATAAGGAGTATTAACCCCTCTAGGCGTCATTAACTTAGCTGACCAGCCTTGTTTGTTGTTCTTAAATTGAGTTTTAATTCTTGTAGCCATTACCAACCTGTCTTTGCTTTTTTCTTGAATGTTCTTGCCAACGCTTTACGTGCGGGTGTGCAAGTCTTTTTAGTCATTGGGGTACAGTAGCCTTTGTGTTTAGGGTTTACTGCTTTTTGAATCCAGTTCTTATCTGCTTTACCACCTTTTTTTAAAGGTTGGTACTTAGGTTTTTCCAACGGTTTTCGTGGCATGTCACTCCATGTAGGTTTTTCAGGTGGAAATTTACGTTTGGGGT